ACGCTCTTCCGATCTCGTCATCGGAGATGTTACCGATGGTGCATTCGTAACGATCATTGTCTGTGTTGAATGCTTTGTTGAATTCAGCCATCCACTTACTCCAGAAGAGTTCACCTTGAATTTTAACTGCTTTGAGATCTGACATATGTTTTTTCTTTCCTGTTACTAGGTTAGGCCGTAGCCTCATTATTGTAAATAACTGCCTTCTTTACGAGAGACAGCTTCTGCTTCATCCTCAATGTAATCAAGGGCTGCTGAGAGCACCAAGTATACATCGAGAATATCTAGATCATTGCTGTGCAATAGAGTGAAAGAATTCTCACCTATGTTCAGCATGATCTGAGATTTTAATTTATCTGATTTGTCTATCAATGGGTTTCCTTTTCGATTTTATCTACCCTGTTTTCTTTCTCATCTATTTTATTCAAGATTGCTTCTTTTATGTCTTTAAAACACCAATCAATTCCTATATCATCGCCTCCGTTTTCAACCCACAAAGTTGCAACTGCATCAATTAGTTCTATATCATTCATAAAGTCTTTCTTAGTGAGTGTCCCGCCAATTTCGGCCCACCTTGTATTCCCCATCTAGAGGGCATCGTAGATTATACGCTATCCCAGCTTCTTTGATTGATTGTACAGCAGCTTTGCCAACTACGTCAGCTATGTCTGGTGAACACTCTATCTGCCACTCATCGTGAACATTAGCTGTGAACTTAGCGTCAATCTTGTTGCGTCTAAACTTCTCATCTAAGATCACAAGAGCCTTCTTCATGACGATAGCCCCTGCCCCTTGAAGCAAGCTATTGAGTGCCGCATGTTCACTACGAACCCATATCTTACGACCATCAAGCCCCGGTACATAGCCCTTGGACGCATATGTGGATACTTTATCACGTAGACGCTTGAGTGCGGGAGTCCCTTTAAGAAAGGCATCAATGAGCTTTTGTCCATCCTTAGCACTACCACCGACAATCGCGCCAATCTTCGCTGGGCCTGCGCCGTAAAGCCAAGCGTAGCAGAACGTCTTCGCTTGGTCACGCGTTTGTAGTCCGGCTGCTTTTTGATTAACCGTGTGGACATCCGTTCCATCTTTAGACGATCCTTCGGTGACTGTCTTGACATACTTCTCATCCTTCATGTAATGGGCTAACATCCGCAGCTCTAAGCCACTAGCGTCAGCACCTACTAGAACATTACCTTCCTCAACTGTCCAGCACTGGCGACATTCAGGGCCATAGGGTGAACCTGAGTTAGGAATCTGTGCCATGTTAGGTTTCATGTGAGTCATACGGCCTGTTACAGCCCCGTTGGTGATGACTCTACCGTGTACCCTACCATCGGCTCCCACGACCTCTAACCATGATTCAATCTGAGCGATACGTTTCCCTAGCATCATGTACTCAGCTATCAACTGAGCGATAGGATACTTCAGAGACATCAAAACAGCTTCATCGACAATAGCCTGACCTTGTGGGTAGTTAGTTGTAGGCTCAGTGAACTTCTTAGGTTTCCACCCAAGGCCAATGAGCTTCTCAGCTATTTGTTGTCTACTAGCTGGATTGAATACCACCACTTCAGGCTTGAGAACCTTCCCTGTCTTTTCAGAGATACGTTCAACTTCATACGGCGGATAGAGATCCTGCATTTTGTCATTGATGGCACTCATCTTCCCCTTGAGTTCAGCTAGTAAACAAGTAGCATGAATGGTGTCTAGTTTGAATCCGTTCTTCTCTTGCTTATTGATTATGGCAGCAACTTGATGTTCCAATCCCACACTTTCTTGAGAGAAGCCTTTATCCACAATGAGAGTTTCAAGATGAGTAAATAAAGACCGTAGAACGCTAACATCACGTAGGCAATAATGCTCAAGAAGAACATCAATAGGCGCATCAAAACATTCGCCAGAATACGCTTCATTTCGATTCATCATCCATTGCCATGTTGCCTTGTAGTCCAACTTCTTGACTCCTAGGGTTTGTCCCCATGCGTCTAGACTGTGACCGTTCTCTCGTGTTGGCTCTAGTAGCCTTGACACTACGAGTGTGTCGTATGCTTGCTTCAGTCCAATCTTGGTCTTCCAGAGCCTGTTTAAGATCGGAAAGTCGAATGAGCACCCGTTGTGACTTGCGATCAACGTAGCGTCCTTTAAGTAGTCCCAAAGCCCTGTTGCTGCTTTCCATGTATGTACCTCTCCTGTGTCAATGTCCTGCGTAACAGCGAGATGAATGACGTCATGCGCCATATTGGTCTCGATGTCAATAGCAATACGTTTCATTGTTATCTTACTTTAAGTTCATGAATAAGCCATACTGTGCTATGCCGTAGCCGCACCAGATAGCCATGTTACTGTACTCGCCTTTCAAGCCTTGCAGTGTACCAACTATAAGATAGCCAATACCTGTAGCTCCAACAATAATCATTTCAGTCATTTCTGTGTTCCTTTAAATATTCAATAGCTTTCGCAAGAGTTTGTTCATTGTCTTTAGCTTTTCCTAACATGTTGTTGCAGTTGTAGCATAACAAAGAACGAATCTTTCCTGTCGTGTGACAATGGTCAATATGCAGAGCTGTTGCAGAAGTTTTTGCTCTCCCTCTTGGCGCATCTTCTTCATGAATTTCACAAAGCGCACATTTGTATTTTTGAGCTGCCCGCATGTCATCGTACTGTTCAGGTGTTAGTCCGTACTTTCTTAGGTTTTGAATCCTAATTTTGTTTGGGTTGTTCTTGATCCAGTTACGATTACCTTGACGATGTATCTCTCGTTTACCCTCTTTGTCTAAATGCTTCTTGCGACGACAAGCCATACAGGTTGAGTCTTTGTAACCTTTACGTTCCCCTGTGGACAGGGTGTGATACGAATACGCAAACTTACTGTCGTCCAACTCTTGCTTACAAACTTTGCACTGTTTCATAGTTAATCTCCTTAGATCACAATATTACTATATATGATATAGGAAGTCAAGCACTATTTACAATGTTTGATCTAGTTCTACCATACGCCCTGTTTTGCTATCATAGAGCAAGCTACAAGCAGGGCCAGTGGCTCCTGTGTACCTGTTCTTTGCAACAGCGACCTTTGTAGTATTGCGAATCGTTGGATCATCACTCATTGAATTGCGCTCAAGGGTAATCACAGCATCTGAAAGTTGTGCAATAGAGCCTGATCCTCGTAGTTGTGAAAGTGTTACAGCTTGTCCATCCTCATGGCCTTTATCAGTGCTTGGACGCTTCAAGTGGCTAACACAGATCAACGTGATTCCTGTTTCTTGGACGAGAGTTCTTAAGCGTGTCATCATGACATCAATCGATTTACGCTCATCAGAGTTGTCAATACCACTAACAAGAATAGAAAGATGGTCGAGGAAAACCACACGACAATCACAGGCACGAGCCATGTATCGAATGCGGTTAAGGACGTTATCAATAGCCAAAGAGCCAAAATGGTCAAACAGGAATACACGATTAGTACCGAGAGTAGCATCGAAAGCCTCCTTCAATTCTCGTTCTGTGACTTGAGTGTCGGGTAGGTGCAGCTTTTTGTTTGCTTGCAGTGACATAATTGATCTGGCAGTCTTTCGCACTGACTCCTCCAGAAACATACCGCCGATTGACCAACTTGTTGTTCTGAGTATCTGATACAAGATTTCTCTAAGGAACTGACTCTTTCCAAGGCCTGATCCAGCTGTGACTGTAATGAGTTCAGATGCTCGTAGACCATATAGAAGTTCGTTAAGGCCTTTGAACGGATAGAAGGCTTCAGCGACTGGCTCAGGTGAAGATACGCTGTCCCAAAGTGTTGAGGCTTGGATGATCCCATCGGGTACATAACTCTCAGCTCTCCACCATTGGTTAACGTATTCAGATCCTCGTCCGTTAATGAGGTAATCACAGGCATCTTTGCACTCCTTTAAATGTTTAACTATTTTAACCTTATTGCCAAACAACTCAGCTACGTCCTTAGCTGCCTTCTGTCCTACCTCATCAGCATCAAAACAGATTACGATAGTCTCAAAGCTATCTAGGTACTCATACTGAGCCTTGCAGTCTTTAACAGCCGCTGAAGCCCCATTACGGATGCTCACAGTAGGCCACTTGCTGCCTGTCATCTGATACGAAGCCAATGCGTCTAGTTCACCTTCAACGATGGTGATGTACTTCCCTGCTTTTTGAAACAAGTTCTGTCCGAAAAGAGTAGCTTTGTTGAAGTTCCCTGCAATGGAGAATGTCTTGTTCTCTACAGATCGGATCTTTTCAGCTACTTTAGCGCCTGTTTCGTCATAATAGGGATAGTAATGCTTCCCTGTCTCCTGTGTGACACCAAAGTACTCACAAGTCTCTCGTGAGATACCTCTGTCCACTATGGCCTTCACTTCCCCTG